TCGGCAGCTGCATCTGCGATACGTCAGCCATCAGTTCCCCTCCCAGGAAAAGCCGTTACGACCAAAGCCCCACGGCGCCGGGGTGAACATCTTGCGCATGGCGAGCTTCTTCGCCTCATCCACGTGTGCCTGGAATGAAGCCTTGAACTCCGCCGCCCGGTCCGGATCACCCGCATCGTGATCAACGATCCGCAGCGCTAGATACGCTGCCCAGTCGAGCATGTCGAGGTGATGGTCCTCCGGTATCTCAGGGATGTCTTGCAGGTTTCTCAGCTTGCGCAGCGGCGTGCGGATCACCCGCAGGTGGATCGCCTGGACATGCGTCGCATCGGGCGCCGGATAGGCCCGGAAGGTGACCACCCTCACCGTGCCGGCATCATCCTGGAGCAGCCCCTCATCCGTAGAATAAGCCACCATCTTGCCCGGAGGCAACACGGACAGCGACGACGGATCGAAGAAATACGTATCCGGCGTATGATACGTACTCAGTGCAGCGTGCCCGGCACGAGCCAGATCAGCAACATCACCATGGCACTTGGCCGAGATGACCGCGATCACCGACGGATGCAGTGCGTAGAACTTCTGCCCAGCGACCGTCTGGATCAACGTTGCTTCCGGGGTCACTGCATCGCGGAGTATAAGCGCCTGCCGCGCCATCCGCCTCTCGGCCTCGTTGATGTAACGGATGAGGGTTCTGTCCGACCAAAGCTGGTCGCTATCCCCCGCGATCTGATCACTCCGATCGTGGAGGATATTATGTCTCAGCTCATCGAGCAGTTCTTCGAGGTTCATGTCAGATGAGCCGGTAAGAGTACCTGCGCTTGCTGCGGTAGCCGATAGTCTGCCGCGACACCGGATTGACCACAGGGACCGATACCACCGCGTTGTCGAGGATTTCGAGGACCCCCAGAGGGACGTTCATCTCCATGCCCGGCCGCAGCATGTAGCTCATCCCGTTGTGGCCGACGTAGAGCCCCGTCGGCGGAATGTTCTCGTCCTCTTCGAGGAAAATCCGCACGCGGCCGGCCGGCACGGATGGACGGGGTTTGGAGACCTTCGGCTCGTCCCCGAGGTTCGTCTCCAGGTCCAGATTGATACCGCTCATGTCCTACTCCAGAAAAAAGCTTCGAAAACTTGGAGAGCTTACGGGCCCGTCGGTCCGGTCGGGCCAGCCGCGCCAGTTGCCCCCGTCGGTCCGGTCGGGCCAGCCGCGCCAGTCGGGCCTGCCGCACCAGTCGCGCCTGCGCCAAGAACCGTACCGCTGTAGATTTCCTTGAAGTTGGCGTTGATCTTCGCCAACGTCTGCTGCTCCGGCTCGTTGCCGGTCTCGTCGATAATCTGTCGCGCCATGGTTCAATCCTCTGATGGGGCAGCAACTGCTGTGTCGAATGCGCTCGAATAGTCGTCGGCCGGCAGGGCCTTGTTGATGTTCTTCGTGACGAAGTCAGTGACCTCCTTCACGTTCTTGAAGATGTACGTCTTGCACGGGTCCTTCCACGGGGCATAGACACGATCGCCTTTTGTGTCCCGCTTGTTGTTCTCGGCAACGATCTTCGGGTCCGTAACCGAGACTGTATAGCCATTGGCTTCACGTTCGATACGGATGCATGCCATCTTCAAAACTCCTGCCGGCGTCGGATCAGATCAGTCGGGGATCAGCCCCAGGCTTGCCAGGTATAGGCCTTCCCCGAGACGTTCATCCGCGCGCCGGACGAGCCGGCGACGAACTGCAGGTTCGGCTTGGTCTTGTCCGTCTCGATGAAAGACACCGTCGTCGTGCCGCCAACACCGAGACCCGGACCCTGCGAGCCGGGAGCGTTGAGCGCGTTCTCCGTCGCCGTCGCAACCACCGCATTGGTGATGATGTTGCCGTTGGTGTCCGACGTCACCGCCCCAGTCGAGCCAGTCGTCAGCAACGTCTGGAGGAGGTTGCTGTCCATGCCTTCGAAGAACTCGTACATGAGCAGGTCGGTGACGTTCCACACCTTGACGTAGCGAGGCGTGAACCCAATCCCGACGACGATGTTGCCAGCAGTGCCGTCGCCGGTATACTGGCCTTGAGCCATATTGACTACGCCAGCCGCCTGGCTGAGCGGAGTAATGCCGGATGCCACGAGCGTCATGATCTTCTCCTGATTGCAGATAAGAGTTACCCCGAGCTTGGAAGCTCGGGGGCAGGGCTCTTGAAACCTTACGCGGTGGCGCCGACTTCGAGACGGGCCATGAAGGCGTCCTGCAGGATCACCGTGGAGGTCCACAGCTTCCAGCCGACGGTCCCACGCTGGCCCAGCGGATCACCAGGGGCAGGCTTGGGGTTCACGACCATGGGGGTCATGCTCGACTTGCCCTTGAGCGGCACGATGCCGAACGCATCGCGGCCGAAGTAGAGGATCGGGTACACGTCGGCATCCGTCCCCGAGGTCGAACGCAGCGAACCCTTGGCGCCGCCGGCATCCGGGAAGGGTGCCATGACGGTCGACGTCAGGTAGCGCACCTGCTCGCACGAGCCGATCTCGCCCTCGAACGGCGTGGTGTGCGGGCCGTAGTCGGCGACCACCTTGAAGCCGGTCATCGAGCGCAGGTCGGTCTCCAGGTCCGGATGGCACACAGCCATGTAGGACGCCTCGACCGACTTGGTGTTGAAGTCCGCCGTGGATGCGATGACCGAGCTGATCTTCCGGGCGTTCTGCCGGTTGAGGCCGGTCGTGACCCGCCGCTGATCGGCCAGGGTGATGGCGGTGATGACGCCGCTCCGGCCCGACACGAGGTTGGCGTACCAGACGTTGGTGCCGGCCTTCAGGATGTTGTAGCGCAGCGTCTCGACGGTGACGGCCGCCTGCTCGCCGAGGATGTCCGTCGCCTGCTGCAGCACCGGATCGGTATGGGTGTCCTCGATCACATCGGTGATGGTGACGAAGTCGCCATACTGCGCCAGCGTGACGGTGTAGTCCTGGTTGGCCAGGATCGAGCCGGACGGGGTCACGCCCTCGATCAGCGGCGTCGTCGCGAGCGGCATGAAGAACGCGCTGCCCGCGCCGTTGACACCAGCGCCATCATCAGGACCCGCCGAGCCGTGCGCGCCGGCCAGGAAGTAACGCCGAAACTTCGCCGTCTGCGTGGAGTTGGTCGGCAGGGGATAGACCTGGCCAAACTTCTCCAGATGCAGGTACGGCATTGCCCGCTTGAGCATGCGGACCACGGAATAGGCGGCGACAGCCGGAGAGATGTCGCCGTAGCTGGTAACAGCGGCCATAAGATAACACTCCTGGGTTGGTCAGAGGAGCATCATCTCGACTTGGTCCAACCCTTCACCGCTTGTTTGGTGATGGAAGGCAGCTCAAGATATGCAATGCTCGCTAGTTCTACAGCTCCTTCGCTGCCAATGCAAACGCTTCATCGTAGTCCGTCGGCGCCGTGACCACAGCTCCGGAGCGCTTCGAGCCCACAGGCGCCAGCGCGGCCACCGCCTTCTTGGCCGCAGCAGACAACTCTGGCTGCGGAGCCGACTTCGGCGCAGGAGCCGCAGGACGCGCCGCAGAGGCCGTCGGAGGCGCCCCCGTCGCCTGGGCCACGGTGACCGGCGTGCCATCGGCGTTGACCACCGGCAGCGGGTTCTCCATCTTGTAGCGCTTGATCAGGTCGGCCACCTCATCGACGGTGCCGTGCTTGATGACATGCTCGTAGGCGACCTTCAGGTAGGCCGGCTGCTTACCAGCCCATTCGACAACCTGCTCACGTGTCGCTGCGTAGTCAGGAACCGCCGCCTGGAGATCACCGAGATGCGTTCTTCCCGCGATGGTCTGCAGCATCTGCATCATCGGCTGCAGCTCACGGGCCACCTCGGCAAAGACGTAGCCGACAACAGCCGCGTATTCCTGCTTGCGGATGAGGCTTTCTGCCCGAGCGATATCCGGATAATCGTTGACATATGCCCCAATGAGCGTCGCCTCTTCTTCGCTCAGCGCCGGAGCTGCAGGAACTGCCGGCTCAGGCTGTTGAGTTTCTTGGGCCGGAGGTTCTTTTCCCAGCATCGCTCCGAGACGGCGCAGGATATCCTCATCCTTGACCTCTGGAGCCGCCGGAGTTGTCTTCTTGGCTGCTTCGGCAGCTGCCGCAGCTGCTGCGTCAGCGGCAGCTTTCTCTTCCGCCGTCGGTGGAAGATCGGTACCACCAGCATCAGCTGCTGCTGCAGGCTCTGCCGGCTTGGCCTCGGTCGCAACAGGGGCAGGCTTCTCAGCAGCAACCACCGCCGCTTTGTCCTCCTCTGTGATCTGCTGGAACGCAGCTGCGAAGTTATCATCATTGTCTTTCTGCGTCGGCTCTGCCGGAACAACTACAGTCTCACCCGCCATTTTACTTCTCCGCCTTGGGTAACTCCGGCTTCGGCCGGGTAATGTCCATGATCAGATCATTGCAAGCCTGGGCCGCTCCCTGGAGGCACTGAAGTTCCGCCGCCGGGCAGTCCACCAGCCGATCCTTGGTCTGCTGGAGACGGGACTGGAGCCATACCAAGACCAGTCGAACCTCCGGGCTGTCCCTGTTGTTGTGCAGGTCCCGTATTACTCGGTCCAGCGTTGCTCGGTCCACCGTTGCCTGTCCCACCGCCATTTACTTTGCCTCCACTCGGGGGAGCCCCCCCACCTGTCGCCTCGGTAACACCTTTCTCCAGCAGAAGCAAAGCAGTCCCGACGCTGGTCGCATCCGAGGCCGCCGAGTTCTTCTGCCCTTGAGCGATGTTCTTGAACGCCTCAGCCAGAGTGGCCCGCAGCTCTGCCTCCACCATCTTCTGTTGCTGGGCCTGAGCTTGTGCCGCAGCCTGATCCTGCTGCGCCTTGCGCCGCGTTGCCTCCTCATCCGAGACCAGAAGGTCGCCCATATCCCGGACGTCAAATTGCGCCTTGGTCAGCTTGCGCAAATCGACGTCAATCATCTGCTCGGGCTTGAGCGAAAGCACCATCTGATCGATCTGCATCCCCCGCACTTCCTTGGCGATGAGGGACGTTGCTCCACGCGCAATGACGTTGTAGTCGCCTTCTTTGGCCTTGCTGCTATTGAACTTACGGTTGAACTGGACAAGGCTCTCCAGGACGGACATCGTGAACGTGTCAAAGTTGCGCACGATGTCCTTGAAGGGCAGCGCCGCATCGCCACGAAGCATGGACGCTCCAGCGGCCGTCCGCATCGGCTCCGACGGGGACTGCGTCATATCCCCGCCGGTCGCCGGCCCGACGAACGTCTCCGTATCGGCGAACTTCAGGAACAGGTCGACCACCTTGAGCAGCTCGTCGAGATGGCTGTCGATGGTGATGTTCCTGACCGCCGGGCTGGACGCAGTCGCGTCGGTCCCCTCACGGTACCAAATCTTGTAGCCTGACGTGCTGACCAGGTCTTGATCGGGGCGCAGCAGCTCCGTGTTGATCTCCAGCTGCGGGCCACAGACCACACTGGCGTTGTCGAGCAGCATGCGGGTCGCCGCCGAGATCGCCATCTGGCTGTCCCGGATAGAGTTGGGCAGCCCGAAGCCGACGGGGCTCGTGTCGTCCTCGTCAAAAAGAAAGGTGTGGATAGTTTTCACCTTGACCCCGAGCACCGCCCACGGGTTGAGCGTCGCCTTGATGACGTTGCCCTCGATCATCCAAATCTCAGCATCTAGCTCGTCGGCAAGCTTATCATCATCGACCTCGCACCCGGCAAGTCGTAGAAGCTCCCCAGAGACCATGCCATGCCAAGTAATCACCTCGTACTTCGACGTCTCGGTCTTGACCTCGTTGACGTTGACCTTGACCCCCATGGCTCGCAATTCAGTCTCATACTCCAGCGGACGATAGTTCCCCATCGGATGATCGTTGAGGTACTTCTTGATCAAGTCTCCGAAGAAGTCCTCGCGATTGGCCAACTCACGCACCTGCGACCGGCTCATCACCAC